TGTTAGGTAGTATGTATTCTTGTGTTTCGGGATATAAATCTAAAAATGCATAACTTTCTTCTACTGAGTTACTGCTCTTTTGGCGATAGCGGATAAGGGCTTGTTTAATACCCATGTCAAAGTGTTCTTTATCAGCTTCAACATCGATCATACCATAGCCTAAGCGTAGGCGGATATAATCAACGATGTCGTTTTGTAGGCTTTGAACTGTGGTTAACTGTGCTTGTAGATTAGCATCGAACGCTATATGTCCAGAACCCGAACCCGTATATGGATTATACAAGCTCTCAGTTTGCATACTGAGAGTCGCTGTTAAGTTACCGGTTGCTGAAACGTTTGCTGGAAGTAAAGACATTTAAATTATCCTGTTATCTTGTATTTATTGCCGACAACAGGATAATCTTGCCTTTCGCTACCTTGAGGGGATTAGTTTATTTTTAGTAGGATAGTATCAGCGTTGATACGTCCATTGAGCTTGATTTCTGTGGTTTTGATGTTTTCTAAAAATTTACGTAGTTCTACTTTGTTACTGGCCAAGAATGCTTTAACCTGTTCTTCAGGTTTACGTAGAGTCTTTTGTGTGCTTTTACTTTCACTAAATCCTGTGATTGTAGTACCTTTAACTCCAAGCACTCCACCTTGATCTTCTGCTACATAGCGACCTAGTTTACGATTTTTAACATTGTATACCCATAGCTGTTCTGCACCAACGATGTCTACTGGATTAATCGATACTAGTTTCATTCCGGCATCTTGCTTAAGATATTTTAGGCCACGGACTAGTTTTTCTTTTTGTGGTGGCTTACGGACTGCGGCTTTTTTAGTTGCCTTCTTAGTTTGATTGTAAGCGGCCAAGTCCTGGAATAGCTTGTCGTAAAACGCTTCATAGCGTTTGAAGTCTGCGGCCTTATAGTGACTGTAGCCTTCTTTTAATTGTTCATCTTCGCCCTTACGTGCTTCTTTTAATTCGTTGTAGCGTGGTTCAAACACTGCCTGTATCTTACCTATCAATGCCTGTGGCACTAGATTCTTAACCAAGTATTCATAAGCCTTAGGATCTACTGTTTCACCTGCGAACAAGGCATCTTCAAGCATCTCAAAATAAAGAATGTGTTTTTTAGCTACTTCATTCATGCGGTCTTGGATGGTAATCACCTTGACTTCTGTTTTCTTAATGTCTTTTTTATCATCAACTTCTTCTTCATCTGCACGCATTTCAAGCACGCGATGGACAGCATCAAGGATATATTCTACGTGTCGATCACGCAAGGGCATGCCTTGTGCATTGGCTTTGACTAAGGCACAGACTGTGAATGGGGTTAGGCTATCTGCTGAGCGTTGATAGCGATCAATGGTGGCTTTATCTAAGACGTGAATACCTTTGTCACCTTCGTGTTGACGAAGCCAGGCCACTACATATTTTTTAAGATCTTTAGTAGTGTAATAATAATTATAGTAGCGAAAACTATTACGTAGATGATGATCAAATTCTTCGTTTGAAAAAGCTAGAGCACGATCATAATCCCAGATAGGTTCTTTGCCTGTATATTTTTCATCGCTAAAATTAATATTACTAACTTTAGCTTTCTTTTTCATTCCATCAATCTTGATTGCCATCGTGCCCTCTCTTGTTTATTCTTAATTATACAGGATTTTATTCTGCTGTCAACTGTTCAACCATATCAATTATACCACTTAGGCAAGTTGGGCAAAAACTGGCTGGCAATATACCTATGTAGCCCGTGATTCCACCTTCATCATCAGTATAGTCACAGGAGCAAACCGAACACTGGTGATATGCTTCTGCGCTAGTCAACGGCTCCGCCTTCTGATTCGACTATGGTTTTTTCTAGCTCACGCTTGACCTGTTTGTAGGCCGCACGTTCCATGCTGTCTAGATCATCCCAATTTTCTTCCATGCTGTTTAAAGCACCAAACAGATTGTGATGTCCATATTCTTCACCGTGCCATTGCACGATACTATAGGCTTCTTCTATTTCCATATATACAGGTGTTCCCATTCACTTCTCCAATCTAAACTTCATGAGGTATTTATTGGCTTCTGTTAAATCTTTAACTGGCTCTACGGTGTCCAACAACATCACATGGCGTGATAGCTGTAGGATCCGTTGGGCACGGAACAGGCGCTCATAACGGCTTTCGCCGGGATAAGGTTGGCTCCATTTGTAGTTCATTCTGTCTCCCTTATCGCGGATTTAAAATCCGTGTCCCATGCTGGCTCTGGTAAGTGGACAACAGGACCAACCATGATTTCTTCTAGGGTTTTACCGACAGGTGGTGCAGTATGTGTCACTGGTTTCCTAGTATAGTTCAGACTATAGATCCAGGCGAATACCACTACCCATACTACTATGATTATAGTAGACTTACTGTCCCATAGTTTTTTAATAAAATCATGCATTTAGTCACTCCTTTATTGTATGTATTATAGCATCTTTTGGTTAGTTTGTCAACCATTTAATAGCACACCAAACGTCAGATACCGTTCATAATTGGCTATTTCCTCATTGATTTGAGTCAATAATTCTTGGTGTTTTTTGGTTTGTTTGCCTTGTCGACGACAATTAATTTCCTCTTCACTGAGCTTTTTAACCATACTACCTATAGCATTACTCATTTTCAGCATGTCACCGGTATAGCGTTTTAACTTATATGCGGGTGCTTCTAGTGCTATCTGCACCTCTGCCCAATCTAAACTTTGAGTAATTTCAGCCATGATACAAGTATAACACATTTTGGTGTAGTTGTCAATGTCGATAAATACTAGATAATAGGATTCTGGAATGCCACGTTTAAGTTTATACAAGCCAACCAAAGGCAACGACGACCACTTTATTAACCGCACGATGAGTGAAATGTTCACCGTAGGTGGAGTTGATGTTTATGTTCACAAATATTTGGGTCCGTTAGCACAGGCCAACACCAGTGCCACAGAACCGGGTGGGGCTACTTCTATTACTGGTATACAGGATCTACTGTTCCTAGAAAACCGTGATCGCAAGTATGATACCAGTGTTTACAATATCCGCACTATCTATCGTATCAATGATAATGACTTTGATCTAACACAGTTTGGTCTATTCCTAACTGGTGATACCATGTTTGCTGTGTTCCATTATGATGACATGATCGACGTCATTGGACGCAAACTCATGGTAGGTGATGTGTTAGAATTGCCTAATCTCATCGACTATTATCCTTTAGATGAAGGTATAGGTGCTGCACTTAAACGTTTCTATGTCATACAAGATGCCAGCCGTGCCGCAGAAGGATTTGCAGCTACCTATTGGCCACATCTATGGCGTTGTAAACTACAACCGTTAGTAGATAGCCAAGAATACAAAGACATACTCGATAACTTACCAGCCACAGATAGTGGTGATAATACCAATACCCTGGGCGAAGTTATCAGCACCTATAACAAGTATATCGAAGTCAATGATGCTATAGTCACCCGTGCTGAACAAGATGTTCCTAAGAGTGGATATGATACTTCGATGATCTACACTGAGGTAGTTAACGAATATGGCTATCCTGTTGATCCTGGAGCGATTGATGCTAGTGATCTATCACCAGATGCTAGTTCAAACGTAGCAGATGCTAGTGCGCAGACGTTAACTTCGGCTGTTAAAGTAGAAGGATACTTAACCGGAGATGCTCTACCACCAAATGGTGCCACAGTAGCCGCAGGTATCGCTTTCCCAGTAACACCGGGTCAAGGCGACTATTTCTTACGCTTAGATTATATTCCAAATCGATTATTCCGTTATGATGGACGTCGTTGGGTCAAAGTAGAGGATGCTGTGAGAACTAATCTAACACCAGGCACAGAAAATCAAACACAATTAAGTGGCTTTATCAATGATACTAATCAGTTCATGAGCAACAGTGCAGCCTGGGACGCTATACGTATTTCAACTTCATACACACCAGCCGCTAATGCCGCGACATTATCATTTACTTTGTCAACTAAAACGGTGGTTGTTAAAGTTCCTTATAATAGCATCTATGGTGTTAGAACTAAACTAGATGGGTTGCCTATTACTAATACTATTTCTAACAGCAGTGGTAATATAGCAGTGACTATTACAGGTCCATTATATCCAAGAAAGCTAAGGATAACATCAGCTACTGCCACAGGTGGTAATGCTACCGTGCAGTTTGCAGCTCAACCAACTACTCCATTTGTCGTTGGTCAAACTATACAAGTTGCAGATGTTGCAGGATCAACACAATTTAATGGTAGTTGGGTCGTAAATGGTGCCAACGCTTCAAGTGCTAGTTATACTCTAGCAGGTAACTTAACAGGAACAGTCGCAAGCGCCACAGTTGCAGATGGTAGCCCATTACCAATTGGTAGCTTACTAGAATACACAGTCTACAGACATGTAATTAACGAACGTCAGAGCTTGAGCCAAGCCCTGCGTCCTTCAGCGGATAACATATAATGGCAGCTAGTCAACAATTTTTTTATGATGCACAGATAGAACGCTTCTTAGCTCAATTTATCCGCATGGTATCAGGATTCCAAGTTGAGTTTGGTCAAGATCGACAAGGCAACACTACTTTACAGCGTGTACCAGTTTATTACGGTGACAGCAGTCGTCAGGTGCAGACTATCATCAGTCAAAACACCGCAGGCAATATGTTGCCCACTGTGCCTGCTATGGCAGTATGGATTAATAATATTACCTATGATCGTGATCGTGTTCAGGATCCTACATTCGTTGGCAAGATGAATATCCGTGAACGTTACTATAACGAAGACACCATGGAGTATGAAAATCGTCAAGGCAATGCCTTTAGTATAGAACGATTAATGCCTGTGCCATATACCTTAGAACTTAAATTAGATGTATGGACCAGTAATACTAAGCAAAAATTGCAGTTATTAGAACAGTTAATGGTTTTGTTTAATCCAGCATTAGAAATACAATCCACAGACAATTATATAGATTGGACTAGCCTGAGCGCAGTATATTTAGATTCACCAAATTGGACTAGCCGTAGTGTACCAGTCGGCACAGAAAATCCTATTGATGTTGCTACTTTAACATTCAGATTACCGGTATGGATCAGTCCACCAGCCAAGGTTAAAAAACTTGGTGTTATACAAAAAATCATTGCTAACATACACGACAGTGATGGCAATCTCGCCCAGGCACTGTTAACAGAAGATAATCTCTTAGGTGCACGTCAGTATTTTACTCCGCTGATGTATGGTGTATTATTAATTGGTAACCAATTAACCTTATTAAAAATTAGCGAATTAGAAGATCCTCGCGAACCAATGTTAAATACCACAACCACAGCAGGCAATTTTACCATTGGTAAAAGTTATATCATACAAACTCTGGGTAATACTAATTTTACTACTATTGGAGCTGCATCAAACACTGTTGGTGTGGTATTTACTGCTGCAGGGATCGGATCAGGAACTGGCACTGCTGGGCTGGCACCAGTAAAAGTAGGTACTAAAGACGTTTGGCGTAGTTTAATCAGCATCTATGGTGAACTGCAAAATGGTATCAGTCAAGTGCGATTACTGCAAGAAGATGGTATCAGTGAGGTAATCGGAACTGTTAGTTATCATCCTACAGATGATACCTTGCTAATTTTTAATGTTGACATAGACACCAAACCAACTAACACATTAGCTGCTATAGATGCTATAGTTGATCCAACTAAATCATCTGCTATCACTCTCGCTAGCTCGGCCGTAAATGGTACCAGATATCTTATCTTGAATGATATTGGTAGTTATAACAATGCTCCGGGCAATGATGCGCCAATTTGGCGTGGTACAGATGGCGCTCAACTAATAGCACATGCCAACGATATTATCCAATACAATGGTACACGGTGGACTGTTTCATTTGACAGCCAAACAGATACTATGCTACAATATGTAAGTAATCTTAATACCGGAACTCAATACAAGTGGGCAAATCAACAATGGGTGAAAAGCTGGGAAGGCGAATACAAGGAAGGACTTTGGACGCTAGTCATATAGAAGGTGTAGGCACTTTCATCTATGCGACATCCACCGGTCGTTATTTTTTTGTATTAAACGCTAAAAGAA